CTGCTTCAAATGTATCTCCTTTTATATGTGTAAAATCTAAAGCCATTATTTGTCTTTATTTAGTTTGTTTAAAAATACCTCTAACTTTTTTACGTTAGTTTCTTTTGGCTTGTATGTTTCTTTTATATTCATCTTTTTTGATAATGTAATAAACCATTTTTTACTGCGTGTAAATGATTTTCGTAATTTGTAACCCATTCCAAATTTTCAAGTTTATTATCTGTTTTTATACAATTAATATGATTAACTTGTTTTTTGTTTTCTATATTTTCTATAAAAGATTTTGCAACTAATTGATGTACTAAATGATTTTTTTTAATTCCATCAATATTTAATGTACATCTACAATATCCCTTTGGAGTTATCCAAAAAGGAATTAATTTTCCTTTATAAGTATAAAAAGTTTTTTTTGTTGAAATAATAGGATTTGTCCTTTCTATTTCCCTTGTAATACTTCTTACTCTACCTAAATTACTTACTTCATAATAGCCATTGTATCCACTTATTGGCTTCCAAATTTCTGTTTGCATACGCTTTTTTATTTATGTTAAATTATTAATGTTAATAGAATTGCTAAATTTAAAACCCATCCTGTGAAATTTGCATCTTTATCTGGATAAACATCTGCGTTTGAATTTAGATAATATTCAGGAAATAAAGTTTGATTAAAACTCATATAATCTATAAAGCGATTTGTATAACTTTGTGCAACGTCTCTTTCTTTTTCAATTAAGAAATCTATTTCAGATTTTTCAACTGTAGAACTGTTTTCAGAATTATGTTTAAATACTCCTTTATTTGATACTTTATAAGCTGCGTAAGGTAAAAACTCTACCATTGCCCAATGTATTACCATTGGTTTAATATATTTGCTTAAAAGCGTTGTATATGGAGCAGCTAAATTACCTGCAACAATACCATCATTGATTTTGTCGTATAGTTTAGTTCCTAAATAATTTTGAATATGTAATTGTTGTGCTTGATAAATATATTGTGTGTATATATCAGGGTCTAAATTACCGTTTAAGTTAGTAAATTTAACTATGTCGTTTGTGCTTATGAATAATCCTTGTGCCATAATTATTATCCTTTATAATTTGGGTGATGTCCTATATTTGGCATATCTATTGGTGCTATTTTTGATTCTGCTAATCCTGATGGATTTGGTTTATATCCAGCAATACTATCAACTTCTTCACTTGAAGATAATGATTTATCTATATATGGAGTTCCATCTGTTTTTGTTTTTAATCTATATAAGTTTTCATTCCAATAATGGGAACAAGCTACTCCACCTTTATATTTAAAAAGCGAGTAAGATTGTCCTTCGTGTCCAAAATCTTTATTTATACCTTGAAATGATGCTTGGTCTATATCTTCTTTTCTATAAACAACTCCATTTGCAGTTTTTGACATCATTCTAACACAAAAATTACGAGAATTTGGTTTATTATATCTTGCAGCATATTCATAACGTACTTTATAATTTCCTTTGTCTAAAAAACTTTTTGCACTTGGCTTTGATGTTATAATACCAGCTAATTTTTGAAATAAATTTTCTTTATTTTGTATTTTAGAATTTGCCCATTCATCAATAGAAATATTAGAATCTGAATATTCTCTTTTATCTACTAATTCCCATTCATCATTTATATTTTCTCCTTCTAATAATTCAAGTATTTTATCTCCATCTTCATCAGAAAAATCTTTATCAGTAGAACAACAAACTTTAGACATTTTAACACCTGTTTCTTCTTCCATTGTTTCTGCATCCATTCCAGATACATCAATAAATTCTAAAGGTTGTATTGTTTTAAAATATAACTTTAATGATATATTGTTAATAGCTAAAATAACGTCTAATGCTTCAATTATTTCTAATTGGTATGGTTTTATTACTATATTGTCAAATAATAGCGTAGCAGTCTTTATTTCGTCTGCATTGTTGCCTAATCCACCATCACCTGTTCTAATTCCTAATAACATTGGAGAAGTAACTCTATGTCCTACAATTAGCTTTTCAAAACATTCTTTAGATAAATATTCGTAATGTGCCGGTGCATCATTTAAAGGTAAATCTTCTACAGTTGTTTTAGATTCAGCATTAGCATTAAAAGCTACAATTACTTTTTCACCTCTTGCACCTGTTAGTTTTCCAAGTACTTCACGTTTCAATTTATCCCTCATTTCTTCTGTAGGGATGCCATTATTAAAATTGATTACTTTTGTGCCACTAAATCCGTTTTGACAATCATTAATTTGATAATCTGCTATGTTTTCTTCTAATAAAGCATAAGGTAAAGCACCAGAATAATCTATAGGACTATAATAATCAAATCCACTTACATAAGGTTTAATAACATATATTTCAACTTCGTTACCATTACCGAATCCAAATGCAGGTATTTTTCTAATTTGTTCAGTTGGTTTTTTATTTTTCCAATCGTTATGATAATACCAAGCTTCAATTTGTCCTTTATCATTACATTTTTCTGCTCTTAATGTTTGCATTGGAAAGTGTAAAACTTGTTTTACTTGTTTCTTTTCCATTACAACTTGCATTGCAGCCATTCCTAAAAGTTTTCTTTCTAAAGCTATTTTCTTTAAATCAGAATCTTTTATAATAGACTTCATTTGTGCATATTCATTAGGCTTTTTATTAGAATCTAAAGCATCTAATCCTTTGCCATAAATCATATTAGCAACACCTGTTATAATAGCACCATTTGTAGCAGAATACAAATACCTATCAATCAAATATTGAAAGTAATTATTATCACTTCCATATTCAATAAAATCATTCTTTTTATTTTCTTGTATTACAGGACTTGTATAAGCACTTAAATTTACTATTGATATATTACTCATATATTTTAAATTCGTTGTTTGTATTGTTTGCTACGTATTCATTTAGATTGACTGTGTATGTATCTGTATTTTGATTAGTACAAAAAACTTTATCTTTGTAAACTATATCATTATTGTTTTTAATAGTCAAATTATAAAACGTATTTTCTTTTAATGCAAAAACAGTTGTCGTTGTTAAATAATAATCAGATAGGAAAAAATCAGCAGCTATATTTGTTTCTGTTCCTGTTGTTTCGTTTCTTAAAACAATAGTAGTAGCTTTTAATTCACGTGGAATAAAACTAAATGTTTGCGAAGTATTTTGTTCTTTTAAAATTATCATAATCTATTTTATTTAATAATAAATTTAACGTAGAATTGTTTTAAAACAAAAAAGGCATACTAATTAAAGTACACCTTTTTAAAAAACAAACAAAACAAATATTATGCTACAGTACCTTCAACAATAGAAGCAAGTATTCCTGTAGTTAATGGTCCAGTTACAAAGTTTGCAGGTATTTTTTCCATACCTTGAAATTCCATTTTGTAAGATGAAGCATCACCCATTGCTGCACCTGTAGAAATAGTAGCAGTAACTAAATCCATTCCTTTAGTTAATCCTGCCATAAAGAAACTACCGTTGTTATCTTCAACTATAACTTGTGGACGTCCATAAGCTAAAAGTTTAAGTTGTTTATGGTCAGCAATAGTTAATTTTTTAATATCCAAAGATAATTTTTGGTCTACAAAAGTAGTTCCATTGTCTCTTGAACTTGTTAAAGTTTGCTCAAAAGTAGAAGTTCCTTTTAATTCATATTTGTAACCAATCGGTGTACCACCTAAAGCAGTAATTACATCCTCTTGTCCTGCAGTTGCAGAATATGTTACTGTTGTAGCATCACCCCAATTAATGAAGTAAACTGCTCTTAATCCTCCTAAACTGTCTTTACATTGTACAGCTCTTCCTAATGATATATCGCAAGGCATAGTTTTATATTTTAAAGTTAAAAAAAAGGGTAGGCAATTTTACCTACCCCATATTTAGTATTATAATTCAGATTATGCAGTTGGAGTGTAAAGTACAATTTCAGCACCTACACCATATTGAACCGCAGCAGTAAATCTCATTACTACTCTTACATTTTGTGAACCATCGATGTCAGCTAAATCAATTACTTGAACTTCGTTTTGGTCAGATAATAAACCTGTTCCAAAGTATAAGTTAGATTTTTGAGCAGCAATAGCATAATCATTTGTCATTCCGTTACAAACAAAGATTTTTACACCATCAAAAGAAAGTGAACCATTGTTGAACCATTGTGTTCCTTGTGCGTTTGTACCGTTAGCACCTAATCCAGAAGCTCCAAATCCACCTAAAGCACGTACATAATCACGAGCAATAGATTGAGAAACGTATAGATACAAATCTTCTTTTCCGTAAAGTGAAGCAGGGATAGCATCAACAATTTTTCCAAGTTCAGCAACTACATTTCCAGCAGTTACACCACCTGAAGCACCAGCTACATCAATAACAGTAGCATCAGCAGTTGTAAGTGTAATGAATCCGTCAAATTCTCCAGCGTTAGCAGTAACACCTTTCCAAATGTTTTGTTCTGTTTTTTCAGCAACTTTAGCTACAACGTGAGACAATAAGAAATCAGCAAATGATGGAGGCAAAGTGTCAAATGCAGAATATCCCATTTGAATCGCTTCCCAATCAGAACGAAAATCTTTTTTACAAAGTTGTAAATTTACTTGAAATTCTTCAGGAGTAATAATTCTTTCTGTAAGAGTTACAGTAGAAGTAGCATCAAAATCACAAGTTGCATTTTTTACAATCGCATCTGTAGCAATTCTTTTAATTACTTCTTTAAAAGCAATGTTTGGTTTAACTTCAATACCACCATTAGCGATAGTTGAACCTGATAATAATGCAGCAGAGATATATTTTCCTGCAAATTCTCCTGCATAAGTAGTAGTAATACTTGTTGTAGTAGCCATAATTTATTATTTTTTAATTAAAAAGTTTTGCCATAACTATATCTTGTGTAGTCATTTGGCGATTAGTTGATATTTTATTTATTCTTAATTCAGATTTAACTTCTGGTGAATGTGTTAATGGTTCAACAACAACATCAGAACTTAATTCTTCTTTTACTTCTTTTGCTAATTTTAATTCAGCAATTTCAGTACGTAGTTTTTCAATTTCAGAAAAGAACATTTCTTTAGAAACTGATTCTACAATTCTTTTAGGAGTTGCTACTGTTTCAGCTTGTGCTTCAACCTCAACTTCTACTTCAGCTTCTGGAGTTTCTTCTTCTACAATGGCTTCTTTAATTTCAGCAATAACACCTTCAACTGCTACAACTAAAATCATTCCATCTTCTAATTCGTATTCTCCAACAGGTACAGGAATTTTATCCTCACCGTTTACAATAAAAACATTGTTATCCATTTCAAAAGCATCTGCTTCTATAACAGTAACTCCATCTTTAAGTTTCATTTGAGCAAGTTTTACTTCCATACCCAAAAGAGTTTTAATTTCGTTTAGTACATTCATATTACATTTTTTTTATATTAATTATTATTATTTATTTTTGTTATAAATTACGAACTTACACTTGTTATAACTCTTACAGTATTTGTGTTTGTAACTGTACTTGTTTGTTGATTAAAAGTAGAACCTATTCCTTGTTCTTGTAATTCTCCATTGCAACACTTTTGAGAGTATTTACCATCTTTACATAAGCAACCTCTGTTTCCACCTTTTGGTGAACTTGTTTTATTTCCCATAATTTTATTTATTAATTTCAGCATTAGTTATTATTGATTTTATTTTATCTATTAATTCTTGTTCTTTTGCTATTTGTAAACTCATTTCTAATTTGTCGCTAAAATATCCTTCGATACTGAAACCTTTAACCTTTCCTGTTTTTACAAAGTCATTCCATATAGCATCATTGTTAACTTTCATTGATACCATCCAAGTTCCTACAGGTGCATTTAAACCATACTTTTTAGATTTATCCATTTCAGTATCTTCAACTATCCAAGATTCAACTACTGACAAGTCTTTTAGTTTTTTATCGTGTTCTAATGTTGCATTGTTTTGATTGCTATTCATTAAGAATAATTCACTTGCTTTTCTTACTGTATCTTCTGAAAAGAAAATATAATATTCATCATTACCATTCTTTCTGTAAATGTTTTTATTTGGTATTAATGCAGCACCCATTAAAATCTTTTTTTCATCATCAACTTTAGCAAGTTCTAAATGCTCACTTAATGCTACGAAATTAGATTCTATTGCAGGAAATTCAACGATTGATACCGCTTCTATTCCGTTTAACTTTTCAGATTCATCTATAATTAATTCAACTATTCTCATATTCTTTTTTTATATTATAATTAATTTATATTTATTTTGTTTATCCTATTGAAGCACTTGAAATTATATTGCGTTCTAAACTTTGAGCAGTACTTATATCTCCAGCCACCACATAAGTTTTTATAGGTTGTTGTTGTTGGTTACCTATTGTTTGTGCTAATTGATTTGTTGAACTTGCACCTACTACGTTAAATGCAGGAGCAGCAGGAGCTGCACCACCTCCACCACCTCCTACACTTGGAGAACCTCCAGCACCACCGCCACCAACTGCCTGTAATGCTTTTGCAGTTGAAGCTATTGTTGTTGCTACACCTAATGCAGTTGTAATATTATTCATAGCTATAACAGGTACTGCACTTGCACCTGAAGTTAATATTGCTTGTGGAGTTGCTAATGCACCTATATTAGCAGCATTATTTGCAATAATCATTTTACCTATTCCTATTGCATTTTCAGCTATAATAGCTGCTTTTTGAATTGCTTTATTTTTACCACCAATTTCTTTTAAAAAATTAACTGCTCCAGAAGCTAAATTAAAAGCAGCATCTTGAATATCTTTTTTCTGTTGTGCTTCAGCTTGTGCTATTTTTATTTTTTCATCTGAAATTATTTTTTCATCAGAAAGTATTTTATCATCTACTATTTTTTTATCAGCAGCAATTTTTTCAGCATCTGTTTTAGCTATTATTGCTAAATTATCTTTATGTTGTTTATTTAATAATTCAGTATTTAAATTATTGGCTTGATATTTAGTTAACCATTCTTGATATTCTCTTTCTTCTTTTTGTGCAGGTGTTTCTTTAGATTCTCTTAAAGACCTTTCTTTATCAGCTACTTCTTTTGCAGAAGCCATCATAGCATCTAAATTTTCTTTTGCTATTCTCTTTCTTTCATCTTCTTCTATTTTTAACTGTGCTTTTCTTTTGTCAGCAACTTCTTTATTAGAAGCTATTATTGCATCATTTTTTTCTTTTGCGTCTGCTGCTTCTTGACGACCTAACATTTTCTTTTGTTTGTTAAGTTTTATTGCAGTCATTGCATTTTCAGTTTCTGCTACATTTAAGGCAATAGTAGCTTCTCGGATTTCTCCTTTCATTTTCTTTTCAGCTTCACCACCAAGTGCTTTTGCTTTTTCTTTTAAAATTCTTAAATCTTCAGCAGCAATTCTTGTTTTTTCAGCACTTGATGCTTTTTCTGCTTTTGTAACTTCTTCTAATGCTTTCTTTTTTTCTTTTATAGATGTAGTTTCATCTGTTAATATTTCACGAGATTGAACTAATAATTTATTAGTTTCAGATTGTGTTAAATCTTGTATCTTTTTAGCTTTGTCATTCGCTTGTTGTTGCTTTGTTAGATTATAAACTATTTTAGCAGTTGTTCCATCTACTGCATTACCTAATTGTTTATATGAATTAGATGCTTCTCTATTTGCTTCCTTCATACTTTCAGCAGCACCTTTAAAATCTAAAGTTATAAATTTATATGCAGCAGTAGTTACTCCAATTAAAGCTCTACCTAATCCAAACATAGCGTCTTTTACTTGCTCTCCTACTGTACTAATTGCAGCAAATATTGCTTTTAATTCTTTACCACCTGCAACTGAACTTTGAAATGCTTCATATAAAAATTTTGCGGTTATTACAATTCCAGCTAATATAGCACCAACTGGATTCGCAACCATTTCCCACATTTTTAAAATCAATCCATTAGCTCCTTTTACAGCAGAACCAAAAGCAGGATTTAATTTACCAACACCATCGCCTAATTTATCTATGAATTCAGATTGTTTAGAACCTTGTAATGTAGTTCCTAATTCTTTTGATTGCGTTGTAGCATCTTTTAAACCAGCTTTAAATTTAGAAACGCTTGTAGTAGCACCATCAATATTTGATTTTATTTGTACTTCAATAACTTTTACTTCAGCCATTTTAATTGTCTTTTTAATTGTTTAAATCCTTGTTTCCAAGTTGTTGGTCTTTGGTATTTTCCTTTAGCTATTTCAATTAATTCACTTTGTCCGTAAAATTCATCAAGTGCTAATAAATCTAAAATGTGCTTTATCATACTGCTTCTCTAAAATCTGTTAATAATTCAAATTGAACTTCTCCTGTTGTTAAATCAGTTGTAAACGTATTAATCAAATATCTTTTGTCTCTTATAATAAGCCTATCGTTTAATTTAAGCGTAGTTAATAATGATGTTGGTAATATTCCACTAACTTTAATTAATCTTGCTTTAGAATCAAATATATTAGCTAAATAATTATCATAATATTGGTCATATAATCCTTTATCAATTAACTTATTTGTTAAAGTTGATTGTTGTTGATTAAAATTTAAACTATAAGTATCTGTTCCATCAAAATATTCTTGACCAAATGCCTTATAAGTTGTATGCAATGTTGATGTGCCACCTGTAATATTTGTATTAAAATAAAAATCAGCAGCAGCAGTTAATGTAGTTAATGCAGTTGGATTATAATCATACAATATTATAGGTTTTGGAATGTACTTTGTAATTGCATCACTTTTTAAAGCATATCCTACTTGTAAAAGTTCTGATAAATTACTAAAGTTTAAATCTTCAAAAGGCAATTTTATGTTGTATTCGTCTCCATCATTAGTTGTATTATAAAATAAAGAACCATACTCAATTCCATTAGCAGAATTAAATCCAACGTTTACTAAAGACTCGCTTTTCTCATATTCAAAATTTATTTTCTTATATGTTTTTACTCTATTTAAATTTGTGTTATCTGATTTAATATATTTCGTAATATCTCTTGTAGTTCCTGCAGCATAATAACTTTCCAACTGCTCAACTGTATAATTAATTCCATCATTTGAATAACAAGTCAAATTGAACATTTTTAGTAAACCACTAAAGAAATCCTCAATTTTAATTTCTGGAAAATCTTTGTGTACTAATGTTTTTGAATCTAATGTAGGAGTGGTTGTTGAAACAAATCCTTGTGAATTTGATACTGGTCCACCAGAGTTGTATATAGTTGTTGTATTTTTGAATTGCACAGATGGTGCCATTGTTACATTTGTGCTTATTTTTAAAGTAATTTTTTCAGTACTTGATGGCAATGGAAATGTGTTGCCTATGTTTTCATATACTAATATATCATTTTGCAATAAACCGTTTGCAACTATTGTTGTAGTAGTTGTAAGAACTGAATCAACATAAGTATAAAACGATACAGATGCACCATTTGTTCCTTGAAAATTAATATACAATCTTCTTGCATAATACAGTTCTGCTGGATAATTATAAGATGCTAATTGAAAATAATTTTGCGATGTGTTAATTGTCCATCCTAAAGTAGAACCAGTTGCAGTAATCAAATCAATATTATAAGCAAAATTTTTAGGTGTAAATACTTCGCTATTTTTCAACCACAAAAAAGCATTTGTAAATCTTTCATCAGTTAGAAATGAACCATCAAAGTTAATTCCAAATTGATTTTCAATCATATTTAAAACAGGCTTTAATCTTATAGCAGGAAATAACTCATTGTATCTTATTGGACTTGTAGTTAAACTAATATCATTTACACCTGTTGCACCATAATTCCAATATCTACTTGAAGATATTAAAGGAAACATAATATCAGCACTTGTAGCAGTTGTGACAACTTTATTCATTACTACTGTTGGTGTGTAAATAAAATCATAAGTAGCATCTGTTAAGTCTTTTAAATATAAACCGTTAAACTTATCTTTTAAACTACCTAATGCCCCAATAAAAGTTATACTATAATCTTGTGGTTGCCCATCTTTTACACTGCAGCTTTCAAGTTGTATCTTACCACTTCTAAAAAGTATAGTGTCTATTTCAATATATGCATCAGCTTTTACTAATGTACTAAATCCAATATCATTACTATTCTCGTACCAATGTCTGAATATTTTATTATTTTGTTTTGATGCAGGAACTGTAAATGTTTGGCTAAAATCAGTAAAAGTTTTGCTTATATCATTTACATTTTGTATAGAACTATTAACAGATATCTTTTCATCGTTAAATAATTCTACTCTATTGTATTCTAATGTAATTGAATCTTTAATATATATTCCTACTGTTATCATACAACATCATTTATAAGGTTATAAGCGTATTCAAAGTCTATTTCGTAGTTTATCAATCTATCTTTTAAAGATGTCTTTAAATCGCTTCCTTTTGTTTTTACAGTTACAGGTTTACTATCTAATAAAACAGTTTCAGATAATAATAAATCAGTTATCAATTCTGAATAGTTTTCATCTACAAATCCTGTATTTAATTTTATAGTTTGTGTTCCATTTATATTAAATGATTTTACCTGCCCTTTAGATGTGTTATAACTTATTGCTGAAGGCATCAATTTATAATCCGTACCTTTTACTGCAATAGTATTAGTTTGTTGTTTAAAGAATGTAATTGTTTCCCACCCTCCAAATCTGTTAATATAACTACATTCAACTGGTGTATATTTACATTCCTCCAATGCACTTACATTAACATATTTTTCATATATTATTGCAAAAGAAGCATTAAATACTCTTACTCTAATTTTGCACCCATTTTCTAAAAAATTATTTTCTGGGTAATTAGTCAAAGGAATTTTATAATTGTAAATACCAACTAAAGTGCCAAAATTTATTCCAACACTGTTAACGCCATCTAAACTGGAATAATTACAAGACATCAAACCACCACTGGGTACATCAATTAAAAAATTAAAATAATTTTTAGATGTAGATGTTGTTTTTAAAATGTTTTTATTTATTGCATCATTTGTTAAAATAAATCCATTTACTTCCGTTGGATTTTGGTTTCCATCACTATAATTTGAAAATGCATTTACACCTACATATTCAGTAGTATTTAAAAGAGTATAAACAGTACCATTATACCAATATCTTTTAACTTGAAATTTACACCATTCATTTACATCCTCAACTGCAGCAGATAAATCTCCAATGGTTTTTGTTGGTTTTATATTTTCTATAAACTCTTTAACATAATTAGAAACATTATAAGATGTATTAATTTGTGATAAACTTGCAACTGATTTTGATAATGAATAAAAACCTACTCCACTTGTAGGATATCCACTTCCATTCCAAATTGACAATTCTATCTTACTACCTACTTGTCCTGCTTGATTTACCTCAACTATAAATGGACTTCTTACTTTTACTACTTTCATATTGTATGGTATATTGTATCAATCAATTCTTCATCTAAATATATTTCCTCTTTGCACGTCCAAAGTGATGTCCATTTTGTTGCATTAATTATTTGTGTACTTTCAATTATAAACGTAGGAATTGTATCTTCTCCTTTATAAATTTTTACTATGTTCATTTTATATCTTTTAAATTATAATCTACCATTGTTTCTACATCTTGACCAAATGCTTTTAATAAATCTATATCTATATATTTTTTATATCCTGCTTCAAATGGTTTTGTAAAAAATAAAGATGGTTTAATTCCATTTAAAAATATGCTTCTTGCTATTGCGTATTGCAAACCTTTTCTTGATTGAAATTCTCCTTTAGCGTTTCTTGGTGCTATTCCTTTTCTTACTATCCATTTGTCAAATGCTTTTGCAGGTGGCATTTTATTTTTATAACTATATGGTGTATTGTATTTTTTAATCTTACCAGAAACTCCTTTATCCTGATAAATACCATATTCAACCATAGAAAAACCAACTATGTTAAATCCATTTTCAGTTACAATTTCACCTTTAATAGAATTATAAAGTTCTTTAGAACTATTCTTTCCACCTTTAGTTAAATTACTTCTTGATTGTTGAATAACATAATCCCTAAATTTAATTAAAGTCTTTTGAACTTCTAACATTTGCTCATTTGGTTTTGAATTACCATATCAAAAGTAACAGTTACTCCTGCTAATTTGTTTTCAAATCTTTCTGTAAAAAATTCACAAGATGGTGTACCTATCAATTCATAATCGTCACTAAATTTACCCATTCTTAAAACTTCCAAGAATCTATTAACTACCATTAATTGTGTATTTAAAACATCTTGCTCATTATCATTTCCTAAAAATATATCAGTTGTTAAAGACTTGCTTTCATCTACAATATCCATACATAATATAGATACATTGTAATTCCAAGTTGAACCTAAATATGTAGCTGAATTAATTATAATATGGCTTAAAGGAAAGATTGTAAGCTTGTTTAAATCAACTTTAAATATGTCTCCTATAGTAACTGTGTTTACAAATAAATCTTCCTTTAATTGGTTCTTAATTGCTTGTGTTATTTCGTAATAATGTGATGTCATCTATTCTGTCTTTTAATTAAATCAGCTTCTATTTTATTCTTTTCTTTTTCGAATGTTAGATATGTTAAACATTGGTTAATTGGTAATCTTGTTATTGAATCAAACCTTGTAATGTCTCCTTGAGCAAGAGCATAGATTGAACTATACCATCCCCACTTTTGTCCGAAGTTTGCAGTTGCAGAATATTCTGTACCTCCTTGTCCTTCTCCAAATAAGCTATCGTAGCTTTCAATAATTCGTTGCCTAAACTGTAAAAAAAAACCGTTGCACCTAAACAAACATCTAATGGTGCAAACTTCATTACTTCAGCATAGGTTATTGTTCCATTATAATCCTCAATCTCATACGTGCCATTTAAGCCTTTCTTTTTAATTGGTCTATATAATACTGCCATTGCTTTATGTATCTCGTCCCAATCAGTTATATACGTGTCTAAATCTGTATACTCACCAAATGTCATATCTTCTAAATTAGGAATAAAACCAAATTCAGTTCCACCCATTTTAAATGTAGGTATAAAAGAATGATTCTGGTTAAACATATTTCCAATAGATGTAG